GATCTACACGCTGCCGGAGGCCGCTGAGGCGCTGTCCGGCATCCTCTCCCGTGACATCGAGATCGTCTCGGCGTGGGAGGCCGTCAGCGACGATACACAGCGAGTGTGGCCGGTCAGGGGCGAGAGGTGAGCGCCGGGATCATCTCGCACGGTCCCGTGTTTCCGCAGGTCAGATGGCCTGGAATCCGGGAGCCGTGCTCCCGCCTTTTACGGGCGGGCTTCATTGCGGCATGCCGGGCTGACGAATAGGGGGCGTGGCGGACAGGTACTCCCGCCCGTAAAAGGCGGGCTCCATCAGCATGTACACCTCGCAGGGAGGACCCGCTGAAGGTACTCCGTAAGGCCGGCTGCCCCGACTGCCGGCAAGATAAGCACCGCTGCCCTACCTGCCACGCACCGATCTCGCACGGCCTCGAATCATGCGAAGAATGCCTGGCCGCCACGCCGGAAGACTGGGAAGCCGCCGGCTGCGTACTGGACGGGCGCCCGGACATGGTTGTGTATACGTGGTCCCGGATGATGGGGAACGGCCCGGACTTTTAGCGGCGCGCGCCCGTGTTGGTGCTAAGCAGGCCGTTCCGCCTGGTGGGAGGATGACGGGATGAGCAACCAATGGCGGTGTTACGCCCGGTGGACTGCCGTGGCTATCACGGAGGGCGTGGCGCTGGGCGTGGCTATCGGCATCCTGGGCGCGGTACTCCAGCACTTCGGGTGATGACGGGATGAGAACCGCTATCGCCGCGCCAGATGCCCACGAGGAGTGCGACGGCCCGATCTGCCAGGGCTGCGACTCGTGCATGTGCGAGGGCGGCTGCCAGTGTGACAGCGGACCGAGGTATTCACCTGAGGTGGCCGAGGATCTGGCCACTTGCAACCGGGTCTGGTGGTCCTGATATGGGCGTCGCAAATGGCGGCCCGACGGCATCTGACCGGCGTATTCGCGCGGCGGAAGCCGTCTGCCCGTGCCCATGCGGGCATGACGATGGCGGCCACTGCCTCACCTGTGCTTGGGTGCATAAGGAAGCTGCGGCACGACCGGCCGCCTGAACCCGGGACACTCAAGCCTGACCTGCCGTAACCGTTCAACTGCGTGCCGTGCTGGTTTCCGGCATCCGGCGGGAACTGAGCAGGCGCACGCCGGTTGGCACCATGACCAGCGTTCCGCGAAGATTCCTGGCATGCCCGAGGTCCCATGCGCTGGCCCCTGCAACTCCCGTTACCGCCGCCTCACCGCCGAATACGAGGCGGCCTGCGCCAAGTACGAGCAGGCGCTCACCGTCTACACGCCCGGCACTGGCCAGGAACCCCCCGAACCGCCTGAATCACCGGACATCCAGCCGTGGCTAGGCAACCCCTGGTGCCCGAAATGCCAGGCAACCATCCACCAGGAACTCGGCGAACTGGACGACCTCGCCTCGATTCTCGCTGCCCGCCCCCCCCTGGATGTGGCGGGCAGCAGCGAGGAAGCTCACGTCGGCCGCATATCCGGCACCCGCGAGGAGAAATCCCCATCCCCCCGCATGGACGACCTCGAAGACCTGAACGTGTGGCTCCGCAACTGGGAATCAGCGTTCCGCGGCACCGACCCGCCCGCGCGGCGCGGCTACCTCGCCACCGAGACCACAACGATCGTCGCCTACCTCGCATCCCATTTCGAGCCGTGCATCACCCATCCGGACCTGGCCGCGGATTTCGGGTCGGAGACCCGCCGCTGGCACCGGGAACTGCTCGGCAACGCCCGCGCCGGGACGCTCGACAAGCACCAGAAGCGCCCATGCCCGAGGTGCAAGCTCTACACCTTGTGGGCCCGTGACGGCGAGGACTATGTGCGCTGCATTAACGATGACTGCAACCGGCGGATGACAAGGGAAGAGTTCCGCCAGCTCGCTGACGCGGCGTAACTTGCCGCAGGTCAGTTGGACAAGTACAGTCCTGACCCAGGAGTACTATGCCCTCCGCGCGGAAGCCGGCCGCGACGGGGGGCTTTTTGCGTGTCCGGAGGTGTTTCGTGGTTGTCATCACGAGCCCGGACATGCTTCTCACCACCGCCGAAGCGGCCGAAGTCGCCGACGTGAAACCCGACCGGATCCGCAAGTGGGACCGCCGCGGTCACCTTGAGCGCGCGGGCCTGAATGAGCGCGGCTGGCCCCTGTACCGGGCCCTTGACGTCGCCAAGTGCAAGCACAAGTTCCATGGGTACGCCCGCGATGAGGCAGCGGCCTGAGGAGTGAGTGCGATGCACGAGCACCCGGAAGGCGACATCCCCGGCTCGGGGTGTGCCGGTGAGCCCAAGGCGCTCGGCTCGTCGCTGCGGATCACCGGCTGGGTGTGCCCGCATGTGCGCGTACAGGCCGCGGGGATTGTCCTGCTGAGCGCGTCATCGTCATGCGGCTGTGACATGCGCCCCATATACCCGCAGGCAGCGTGACCGGTAGGCTTTGAGCAGGCCATTCGGCCATTCCCCGAGCCTCACCCGATCGGTACCGTCATGCTTCACGCTGCCCTCGTCGCCGTCATCTCCGGCCTCACCATCCTCGGCTTCGCAGGAATCCTGATCCTCACCGCGCATCTGACGAGGCCCCGGTGACGCCGTAAGACCCCTCACTCCAGCGCGGCCCAGGAGGCTGCCAGTACGACGAGGACAACCACACATGCCCAAACCGCTGAGCCCCCGCAAACGCAACGCGGTACTAGCCGACATCAAGGCAGGGCAGAAAGCACGGAACCAGATCGCCCGGGATCACGGCATCAGCGTCGGCTCCGTCACCAACATCGCCAAAGCCGCCGGGCTCACGAACGCCTTTGACCGGTCAGCCACGGAAAACGCGACACGCGCGCATGAAGCGGACTGCAAGGCGCTGCGGGCGCAGCTGAAGGTGGATCTGCTGCACGATGCGCAGCGGGTGCGTACGCGCATCTGGGGTAAGCATCAGGTGGTTGTCGCCACGGCTGAGGGTGCGGAGATCGTGACGCTGGACGAGGCGCCACTGTCTGAGATGCGCGCCGGGTTCACGGCGCTGGGTATCGCGGTGGACAAAAGCATCCGGCTTGAGCAGCACGACAGCGACGACTCCGCTGCAGAGGCGAAGAACCTGCTCGGCAGCCTGAGCGACGCGCTTGGCGTGGCGGCACGGAATCTCGGCGATGACGGTCAACCCTGACCGGCTGACCGCGCTCCTGTCCCGCAAGCAGATCCGCTCCATCGCTGAGGCTGATTCGCGGATCAACGTCTGGGCTGGTGCAGTGCGGTCCGGGAAAACGGTGTCGTCGCTGCTGTGCTGGCTGATCTACGTGGCGTCAGCGCCACGTGGTGAGCTCGTCGTGGTCGCCAAGACGAGCCAGACGGCGATGCGGAACGTGTTCTCCCCGCTTCAGGATTACGCCGTGTTCGGGGACCTGGCCACCCAGACCCGGTACACGCCCGGCGCCGCGTACGGCACGATCCTGGGGCGCCGCGTGTGGGTGATCGGCGCGAACGACGTGCGCTCTGAGACGCGCCTCCGTGGCCTGACCTGCGCAGGCGCCTACGTCGATGAGGCGTCCCTGGTCAGCGAGGAGTTCTTCTCGCAGCTCCTGGCCCGCATGTCCGTGCCGGGCGCGAAACTGTTCGCCACCACCAACCCGGACAACCCGGCCCACTGGCTCCGCCGCAACTACCTGCTCCGTGAGCATGAGCTGGATCTGCGGCACTGGCACTTCATCCTCGACGACAACCCGTCCCTGGATGAGGCGTACAAGGACAGCATCAAGGCTGAGAATGTGGGCCTCTGGTACCGGCGCCGCGTCCTCGGCGAATGGTGCGCCGCCGAAGGGGCCATCTATGACATGTGGGACCCGGACGTGCATGTCGTCGACATCATCCCGCCGATCACGTCATGGCTGGGGATCGGCCTCGACTACGGGACCAGCAATCCCACCGCCGCGCTGCTGCTCGGCCTCGCCAATCGCGGCGGCGGCGAGGACGGAACCCTGCCATGCCTGTACCTCGTCGACGAATGGCGGTGGGATTCCCGGCAGCGGCACCGGCAGCTCACCGACGTGGAACTGTCCGGGAAGCTGCGGGAATGGCTCACCACCGTCCGTTTCCCCGGTACCCGCCTCCACGGGCCGGTCCCGCAGTACCTGATCATTGACCCCTCCGCGGCGAGCCTGAAGGTGCAATGCCATCAGGACGGGTGGAACGTCGCCGACGCCGACAACTCCGTCCTCGACGGCATCCGGCTCGTCTCCTCGCTGCTCGCTAGGCGGCTGCTGAAGGTCAGCCGGTCCTGCCAGGGGTGGATTGATGAGATCGGCGGGTACTCGTGGGATGACCGGGCCGCGCTGCTCGGCGAGGACAAGCCGGTCAAGGCGGATGACCATTCGCTTGACGCTGGCCGGTATGTCACGAAGTCGTCGCAGGGGCTCTGGTATTCGCAGGTTCAGCTCGCGGCGGCGGCGTGAGATGGTTACTGGCGAGTAGAGGTGCCGCGTTTGCGCAGGTCGCACTCGTACCGGCGAGTAACAATCGTCGCCGGCGAGCCCGAGTACCACTGCTGGTGCGCCACCTGCGGCACCCCCACCCGTCTCCGCATCCCCCTCCACGCCGGCACCACGGCAGGGCCGGTCGTGAACGTGCTGGAGGTCTGCCCCGGCTGCGGCACCGGCCACGACCGCCCGAGCGTCACCATCACCCGCGCGCCGCGGGAACGGCAACGGCGGGGGCATCCGCTGGCAAGGCTGGCCCGCGCGCTCCACGGCCGGATGTGCGCCCGCAAGGGACTCCGGCCGCTCGGCTGCGCGCACGGGGACTGCCGGTGGCCAGGGCTCTACCGGCACGAGCACGCCATCGAGGGTGAGGACGGGACCTGGCGGTACCTGTTCTGCCGCAAGTCACACCAGCGGGCCTGGGCGATGGGCAATGGCATTATCCCGTCGTAGGTCGCACTGACACGCCATGCGCTAGCTATCGATACGCTAGTGATCATGGCAACCGAACTCAACGCAATGCCCCACCCCTCCAGGACTGGCGGCCAGAACCGCATCTATCCGTGGGACGAATGGGCAAATGGCTCAGTGTGGCAGGTCAAGCGCGGCGAGGACTTTCACGTTTCCCCGGGCACCTTTCGCGGCAATGTTGCTGTTACCGCACGGAGGCGCGGACTCAGGGCCGTGACGAGCATCAACGGTGACGTGGTGACATTCCAGTTCCTGCCGTACCAGGACTGAACGGCAGGAACTGACACGGTGACCGAGCAGGAATGGCTGAAAGAAACACCCCAGCGCACAGCGGCAAAACACCGGCAAGTCCAGGACGCTGGCACCGCCGCCGAGGCGGAGATGCACAAGAGCGGAGTGCACCGGCATCACGCGAAGCCATGCTCTGTGCATGACATCCTGCACAACGGAGTGATCGTCGCGACCGTGACGACCGGTGAGGATGGCCTGGTCATGGTGACCGTCGCGCAGGGCGTCCGCGTTGAACGGTACCCGCGTGAAGGCAGCCGTCGCAGGACAGCCGCCCTGTGAGATGCCCGCGCTGCACGAGATTCGTCTGCGCTATCGACCTGCGCTGCTACGACTACCGCATCGGGTGGATGTGCGTTCACTGCGAAGGTGAGTTGCGAGGCGCTGTCATACCCACCCGCTAGTTGACGCGCGGCGGCCTGCATGCCTACAGCAACGTGCGGCCGTCGCATGGCTGGTGCAACGTCCGCAAAGGCAACAAGCTGATGTCGGAGTTGCCGGCAGCGTGATCGGGGGTGCTCCGCATTTGAGCATGCCCATCGCCGATAACAGGCTCCGCATGCTCATGCCCACGGCCTCGAGGCCGTGGCCCCCGCCCGAATTCAACCCTATTACGTATCAATGGCGTATTTGGGATGCTTTCTGGTCAGGTGACCCGACTAAGCTGCAATGGGTGTTTTATAACCTTGGGGCGAATAGTCCGGTTGGGCGCGCATACTTCGCGACGACGGGTGAGCCGGGCCTTCCGATGCCGCGCCCCGGTCAGTTTCGCGGCGGTTTGCTCGGCTCAGTAACTCGGACATTTTGGGGCCAACCGACCCCTCCGGGCGAAAAGCGAAAAAAGGTACATGTCCCTATAGCGTCGGACATCGCCTCCACGTCGTCGGACCTGCTGTTCTCCCGCCCTCCCGTGATCACCGCGAGCAACCCGGGCAATCAGGCGGCGCTTGATGACCTGATGGGCGATAACACGCACGCGAAGCTGCTGGAGGCGGCGGAGACCGGCAGCGCGCTCGGTGGCGTGTTCGTCCGCGTTGTGTGGGACACGGACGTGTCGGATGAGCCGATGCTTGACGTGGTACCCGCCGACGCGGCGGTGCCGCTGTTCTCCTACGGGAAGCTGATGGCGGTCACGTTCTGGCGCATCATCAGCGACGACGGCGCCGAAGTGGTGCGGCATCTGGAGATGCACGCCCCCGGCCAGAACGCCATCTACCACGCCGTCTACGTCGGTGACCAGACGGACCTTGGCCGGATTTACCCGCTGACAGACTTCCCGGAAACAGCGTCGTTCGCGCAGTACCTGTCCGAGGGGAATGCGATCACGTTCCCGGACATGCCGCAGGACGCTTCGACGGTCGTCTACATCCCGAACATGCTGCCCAACAAGATCTGGCGGGACCTCGGCCCTGCGGTCGCCCCGATCGGGCGCAGCGACTATTCGGGGACCGAGGTCCTGATGGACGCTCTCGACGAGACCTACAGCTCGTGGATGCGTGACCTGCAGCTCGCGAAAGCCCGGCTGATCGTGCCGCAGCAGTACCTGGACAACATCGGCCGCGGTAAGGGTGCCGTGTTTGACCCGGACCGCGAGGTGTACTCACCGATCGGCATGATGACGTCCGCTGGCGGGACCGGCGACATCATGGCGAACCAGTTCAATATCCGCTACGCCGAGCATCAGGCGACGGCGGGGGAGCTGATCAACCGCATCGTTCAGGGCGCCGGCTACTCCGGCCAGACGTTCGGGGAGTACGACTCCCAGGGTGCGGCGATGACCGCGACGGAGATCCGGGCGCGGGAACGGAAAACGCTGGTCACCAGGGATAAGAAGGTCCTGTACTGGCGGCCTGCGATCCGGGACATCCTGTACGGCTGGCTGGCAGTCAAGCAGTCCGTGTTCTACGACAACTCGGTGACACCGGAGCGGCCGGAAGCGGAGTTCCCGGAGACGATCAGCGAGGACCCGTTGGAGCTCGCGCAGACCGCGAACGCAATCGCGCAGGCTGAGGCAGCGTCGAAAGAGACGCTGGTACGGATCATTCACCCGGACTGGACCGATGAAGAGGTCAAGCAGGAAGTCCGGATGCTGTACGCGGAGCTGGGCACGACCTTGCTGGGGCGGGCGCGGATTGCACTGTCCCCGCAGCCAGGTGAGCCACTGTCGGAGGACGTGGAAGAACTCGCCGAGGCGGAGCACGCGCCGTCGGCTGCACAGCTTCCCGAGACCGGCGCTATCGACGATTAGGAGCGGGGCGGATGGCTAAGTCATCGAAGCTGACCCAGAAGAACGGGCGGCGCATGGCCGGCGGGAAGCCGATCCCGAAGGGTGACTTTGCGCTGCCCGGCGGTGGTCCCGGCGGGAAGGATGCTTACCCGATTGACACGCCGGGGCGTGCCCGGAACGCACTGTCCCGGGCGGCGCAGAGCGCGACCCCGGCGGAGCAGGCGAAGGTGAAGGCTGCGGTGCGGAAGAAGTACCCGAATGTGGCCGTGGACGGCAAGCCCGCGGCTAAGGGCCGCAGTGCGGCGAAGGGGAAGTGATGGCTAAGACGGTCACGTCCGTGGACCCGAACGCCTGTATCCGGGACAACACGGCGGCGATGGACCGGCACCGGGACGCTGCGGGTCCTCATGTGACGGTGCCGCAGTCCAGTTTCCGGCCGCCCCGGTTCCGGGATGCCCCGCAGCCGCCCGCGCCGCCGCTGTCGGATGACATGCGGGACGGCGACAATGACGGCCCGCTGGGCCGGTCCAGTTACGGCATGCCGGGGATGCCCGGCCCGCTCCCAGGAGGCAGATGATGGCGATCGGTGACAGTGGCAGGCATGAGCCGTCCACGGTTCCGGGGCATGGCCCGTCCGACAATTCCGCGCGGGTTGGGAAGCATGTCCGGGGGTCGGGTGCGATGCCGGGCACGGGCGCCTCGGCGGGCCCGAGTAAGCAGGCGAACGAGCGCGCCACCCCTGGTGACGCTGACAACGACGGCATGTGACATACCTGCCACCCCGGAGGACAGCATGAGCATGAAGTACGGCGAGCAGGAGATCGAGCGCGAGATTCAGGCGAAGAGGCTGAACGCCCCGCGCCTCACCCCTGCCAGCCTGGACGACAAGATCACCGGCGAGATGTACCACGTCTTCCCGGGCACCACGCTGACCGTCTGCTGCCTGCTGCTGGAGAACGGCTTCACGGTGACCGGCCAGTCGGCGGCAGCCAGCCCGGAGAACTTCGACGAGGAGATCGGCCGGAAGATCGCACGTGCCGACGCCCGTGAGAAGATCTGGCAGTTGGAGGGCTATCTCCTGCGCGAGCGACTGCACCAGGGCGCGCAGTGACGGAGATCAGCGCTGTCTTTGCCAGCCGGTCATGCTGACCCGCGGCCCGGGGGAGGCACTGCCTAATCCGGAGGGGAAGGCGGTGCCGTCGATCGCCCCGGGCCCGGGCCCGCGTGACCTGTCCGGGGACCTGCAACGGCACCGGGACAGGCCGGACGCCTCGGTGACGGAACCGCCGGGCGGGTACCCGGTGACGGTGGGGGGGAATCCGCACCCGCCGGCGGACCGGCAGGTGAGCGACGAGGCGGACACGGGGGTGGAGGTGGCCGCACCGGGACCGTACTCACAAGCCACGAAATGGGTCGGCGGGGGCGCCCGGTACTGATGGACGCCAAGTACATTTGCGGGAAGTGCCTGGCTAACCAGTGCCACCGCTGCCGCGACAAGGACTGCACCTGCTGTGCAGGCGAAGGTGAAGGATAATGCCTGCCACTGACATCGCGGCGAAGATCCGCACCACCGCGCTTGCTGTGATCGGGAAGCAGTGCATGGGTGAGGACTATGGGTTCGACTGCATGCCCATGATGATCACGGCCGGGCAGCATGCGGCCGTGATCTACCTACTGATCACCACGAAACGGTCCCCGCTGCTCGGCCAGGGGCCGCTGCAGAACATCACCCAGATCCAGTCGCCGTCCCCGTCAGAGGCGGATGTGGAGCGGGCGGTGACGGGCGCGATGCGGGAGCTGCGGGAACTGTCGGCGAAGATGCTGACCGGGCAGAACGGCAACGCGCGGGTAGCGCACACACCGAACTAGCCGGGCGTCACCGGTTCCGCAGTGCGCAGCGTCCGCTTCGGCCAGCTTTTACTGGACTGAATGTGGACCAGGAAGCACGGCTCGCACCAGTCGGGGTCATATCTGCTCCAGATCTGCCTGCCGCAGCCGCCGGCGCATGGAATCGGAGGCAAGTCAGCGGCCGTGGGTGTCATTGGTCTTTGTCCTTTCGTGGTCTTCCGCCTCCGGCCCCCTGGCCGGGACGGTTCGCTTCCCATTCCCTGATCTCGGGCAGCCGCTTCGCCAGCCATACGGGGGAACCGCTGACGGTCGCGTCCGGGGCCGGGAAGTCCTTGTGCCGCCTGCGCCACGCGCCCACAACATGCCGGCTCACGCCGAGCGCGCGGCCGACATCGGCCTGGCTTAGGTACTCGGTGGTCACGCCATCCAATGTAACGGTGTGCACGAGGTTTCACACCTCGACGCCGAACGCGGCGCACAGTGCCTCAAGTTCGGGCGTGAGCAGGTCTTCCAGCCGGCTCTCCGTGGCGAGGTCGAGCGCTGCGCCCTCGTGCCCGGCGTACGTCTCGCGGAGGATTTCAGCGGCGGCAACCGCGTCATCGACGGTGAGCAGCCGGGTCGGCGTGATAGCGGTGGCGATAGCAGCGGCGGCAGCCAGATCCGTGGTGGTCATTTCAGATTCTCCTTCAGGCGCTGACAATGCGGGCGGTTGCGGCGTGGTAGCAGGCCCGGCCACGGAGCCCGGCGGGGCAGTTGCACTGGCCGGTCGCCGCAGTGAGGTAGGTGCGGGTTCCGTCGCTGCTGGCCATGCGGTAGATGCCGCGCCGGATGCGGGCAACGCCGCCGTCCTCGATGAGCTCGCGGGCCTTGCTGATCTGGTCGGCGGTGAAGCCGGCGAGCGCGGTGAGCTTCGCTGCGGCGAGGATGCGCGCCCGGCAGCCGGGCCCGTAGCCGCGGGTGATGCTGGCGGCGGCGCGGAGCTTCCGGCCGCAGCGCAGGCAGTGGGCGTAGGTGACGCTCGCGATTCCCTTAACCTCGTTCACAATGTGAACACTACCGGAGTGAGCAGGACAGTGCAACAGCGTTAACGAAGTTTCCGGGATTCTGGCCGCAGACTGGTGCGCATGGACGGGACCGCTGCCTGTGACGACTCCCCAGCCCCAGACCCCCGGCGACCGCCGCGAAGACCACGCCGAAGCCGCCGCCGCCATCATCGCCGCGATCTACGCCCGCATCGAGCAGCACCTCATCGCCGCTGCCGCATCCCTGGCCCGCAAGATCGCCACCCGCACAATGACCCGGACCGTGGCAGCCCGGCAGCTGCAGCGGACCGCGGACGCCGTGTTCACGGCTGCAGCGCCCCGGGTCCGGGCCGTCCTGGACGACGCTGCAGCGCAAGCGGCTGACTCTGCGGCGCAAGCGGCTGAGGCGGCCCATGAGGCTGCTGCGACCCCCCTCCCCGCCACCCCGCGCCCCCTGCCGCCAGCACCGGCCGATACGAGGCCATACACGCAGCCGCTCGCCCGCTCCCTCGACGACGCCGCAGACAAGGCCACCGGGGCGCTGCAGGACACGCTCACCGCCGTAGCGGATGCAGCAGACAAGGCGGCCGAGCCGCTGCCCACCGTCCCGCTCCGGGCGGTCCCGTCCGCACCCAGGGCTGCCGGGACGCCATCACCGCGTCTCGCGCTGCCCGCCGCACCGGAACGCCGTGCGCTGCCCGCCGCACCCCGCCAGCCGACCATCTTCGAGCGCGCTATCAGCAGTGCCATCGGGGACACCCGCGGCGGCGCCCCGTACTCGTCGCTGTCCCTGTCCCGTATCCAGGCCGCACAGAAAGCCCTCGACGACCTCACCGGCCAGGGCATCACCGGGTTCACCGACAAGGCTGGCCGGAACTGGGACCTCGTTTCCTATGTGGAGATGGCCACGAGGACAGCGGTCAGCAACTCGTGGGACGACATGCAGCACGCGGCCATGCTGCGCGCCGGGATCGACCTCGCCGTCATCGGCACGCACAGCACCGAAGGGTCCTGTCCCCGATGCCTGCCCTGGCTTGGCCGCACGATCTCGCTGAGCGGCGCGACCGCCGGTTACCCGACCTACGGCGAGGCGCGGGCGGCCGGGTGGAGACACCCGAACTGCCGCTGCTTCGACGTGCCCCTCGGCGCGGGTATCGCCCCTGAGGTCACGAACCCGATTGCGATCGGGCAAGCGGCCGAGGTGTATAAGGCCAGCCAGGAACAGCGCGCTCTCGAGCGGAAAGTCCGCGCGGCCGGGCGCAGGGCCAGCGCCGCGATCACACCGCAGGCACGCACGAAGGCGCGGCGGGAACTGGCTGCCGCCCGGGCAGCGTCAGCGGAACACAGGCAGCGCACCGGGCTGCGGATGATGAAGGTCAGCGTCCAGCGGCGGGAGCATCCGGCCCGGGCGCACTAGTCAAGCCAGCCGTTGCGATCGGGAAGCGCCACGAACGTCGCGTTCTGCCAGCCTTGCTCTTTGCCGGGTTCGTGGAGCGGCTCAACTACGAACCGGTCACCTTCGACGCGAACGAGGCGGCCAATGCTGTCCGGGTCAAAGCGGTCCGGGCGGAAGCCGCCAAGGCGTGACACCTCCAGCACGAGATCGCCGGGCTGCGGGCTGAGCATTCGCTCGCGCAGCTTCTCAATGATCGGCGGCGCATGGCCGATCAGGGTAGCCCTGTACAGCTCATGCCCGATGATCGCCAGCAGGTAGGCGTCCTCACCTGTCATGCGCTCACCCTAAGCCGCCCCGCCTAGTGCGGGGTTTTTTCATGCCCGGCCAGGTGCCGGGCTTTCGCGAAGCTCCAGGAGGGCTACCGCCATGTCCGAAACCCCACCGGAACCGCCGGCCACAGGGGCGCCGACGGCAGATCCCGCACCAGCAGCCGACCCGGCACCTGCACCGCAAAGCGAACCACCCAGGCCGGCCAGTGGCCAGGAGCCGCCAGCCAGCCAGCCGCCCGCACCAGCCGGGAACGCTGACGAACTCCCCCCATGGGCGCAGAAGCAGTTCAGGGAGTTGCGCACCGAGAACGCCGCCAACCGGGTCAAGGCCAAGGAAGTCGCTGACCAGCTCGCCGGTTTCCAGGCCGAGCAGGTGCGGCAGCGGGAAGCGTTCGCGAAAGCGCTCGGCCTGGCCCCCGAGGAACCGCCGACCGCTGAGCAGCTCACCGAGCAGCTCACCAGGTCCCAGTCCGAACGGGACTCCGAACGGGACCGCGCCCGGCAGGCCGCCGTGGAACTGGCCGTGTTCCGCAACGCCGCCACGATGGCTGCGGACGGGAACGCGCTGCTGGACTCCCGCTCGTTCGCCGCGACGCTCGCCGGGCTGGACCCGGCTGCGGACGGCTTCGGGCAGCGGGTCAAGGACGCGATCACGGCGGCGCTTGAGGCGCATCCGCAGTACAAGCTGGCCCCGCCCGCGCCTGCGGCGCCGGAGCCGCCTGCCCCGCCGTCGGTGCCGAAGTCCGGTCCCGGCCAGTTCACGGGGGCACCGAACGCGCCGAGGCAGTGGACCGAGACGGACGTGCAGGCGGCGTCCCCGTCGCAGCTTCAGAAGGCCATCAATGAGGGACTACTGGAGACTCTCGGGTTCGGCCCGCGGCGCGCATCGCGCCGCTAGCTAGTTCATCGCCTGCGCCCGGCGCGCGGGCGCGCATCGCACAACGGCATGCACCGCCAGGCGTGGTGGCCGGAGTAATCCCATCCGTTCACCCGTGCCCGATTTCGGGCGGAAACACCCCTAGGTGGTGAGATATGTCGGTTTTGGCATTTAAGCCCGAAATCTGGAGCAAGGTCATCCTTGCTGCCCTGCAGAAGAACCTTGTGTTCGGTGGCCCCGGCATCGTCAACAACGACTACGAGGGCGAGATCAGCGGCCCCGGCAACGTCGTGCACATCACGCAGTTCGGCGACCCCGTGATCACCTCGTACACGCCGAACAGCACCCTGACCTACCAGGCTCTCAACGACGCCGGCCTGGACCTCAACATCGACCAGGCGTACTCGTTCAGCTTCAGCGTCGACGACGTGGACCGGCGGCAGGCCGCGGGTGACATGCAGTCGTACCTGGAAGAACGAGCCTCCTACAAGCTGGCCGACAACGCCGACCAGTACATCGCCGGCCTCTACACGGGTGTCGCGTCCGGTAACACGGTCGGCACCTCCGGTTCCCCGAAGACTCCCGCCGTGTACTCCTCGACGACCCCGGCGGACTTCTACCAGCAGGTTCTCCTGCCACTGAAGGTGCAGCTCTCGCAGGCGAACATCCCCATGCAGGGCCGCTACGTCGTGGTCCCCCCGTGGGCGGAAGCGCTGCTGGAGCAGACCCAGGCGTTCATCGCGATCACCGACATGCAGGGCCAGCCGTCCGAGGTGTTCACGACCGGCATGATCGGCCGCGCCGCCGGCTTCGACATCTACGTGTCGAACAACGCCGTCAACTACTCCGGGTCCAACTGGATTGTGCAGGCCGGCCACCCGATGGCGCTGACCTACGCCGAGCAGATCGTCCAGACGGAAGCACTGAGGCTTCAGACCACGTTCGCTGATGGCGTCCGGGGCCTGCACGTGTTCGGTGCCAAGCTGGTCCGCCCCGACGCCATCGCCGTCGCCTACGTCACCCGCCCGGCCGGCATCTGACCTGGAAAGGAGTAAGACATGACAGCACGCACCCTTGCCACGGTCACCGCCCTGGCCAAGGACAGCGGCGCCGCCGTGACGTGGAACACCCCGCACACTGCGGGTGACTATGTGGCGGCCGGCACCCTGTCCACGGCAAATCTGGGGAAGGTGACCCTGGCTGTCCAGTGGGGCACCACGGCGGGCACGCTGACCGTCCGGGCGACCGGCAACGGCAACAATGTCGCCGGGACCGCGCAGACCAGCCCGTACCCGTCCAACGGCGTATTCACGCAGGGGTCCGTCGGTGACCTGACCTATGCGTGGGGCACCACGGCGGGCACGGCGATCGTAGGGCCGTTCACCACGGACCGGTTCGAGCAGTCCGACGGGAACCTGTACCTTGACTGGTCGACGGTCAGTGGCCCGGTAACCTACGCGGTCATCCAGGGGCCGTTCAACCAGATCTGACGTGACGTGACCGCTAGAGGGGGGTGAGCCGTGTCAAACATGCTCATCGACACGAACGGCCCGTGGCTGCCGTCCGCGTATGCGCAGCAGGCCGCCCTGCTGGCACCACGGCTCGCCTCCCTCGGCCACAACGTTGCTATCGCCGCATTCTGCGGCCTGTCCGGGACGCGGATCACATGGAACGGCATCCCCGTCTACCCGGGCGGAATGAACCCATGCGGTAACGATGTGCTAGCCGGGCATGCGAAGGACTGGAAAGCGGACCTGGTCCTGACGGTAATGGACGCCTGGGGCCTGCAGCCTGAGGTGATCCGGACACTGCCGGTGGCGCACTGGATGCCGGTCGACTGCACGCCCTTGTCGGTGCGGGATGCGCACATCCTGCGGGAAGGCCGCGGGACGCCCATCGCCGTGAGCCAGTTCGGCCGGCAGGAACTCGGCCGCGCGGGCTTCAAGCCGCTGTACGTACCGCACGCGGTCGATACGAAGGTGTTCGCACCGCAGGACAGGGACGCGGCCCGGGACCGGCTCGGCATCCCCCGCAGCGCGTTCGTGGCCGGGATCAACGCGACGAACGCGGACCGGGACCGGAAGGCGTGGCAGGAGCAGCTCGCCGCATTCGCTGTGTTCCATGCCTCTCACCCGGATTCGCTGCTGCTGGCTCATACGGTCCCGGGTGGTCCTGGCCTGGACCTGACGGCCCTCGTGCAGCGGCTCGGCATCCAGCATGCAGTCAGATGGTCGGACAGCTACAAGTACGCGACCGGCAGCTACACCCCGGCGGACATGGCCCTGTGGTGTAACGCCTGTGACGTGGGACTGCAGGCCACCCGCGCGGAGGGGTTCGGGCTGCCGCTGATCGAGTTCCAGGCATGCGGCGTGCCGGTCATCACCACGGACGCTTCGGCGATGACGGAGCTGTGCGGCGCGGGCTGGCTTGTGGACGGGGAACCGTACTGGAATGACGGGCACCTGGCCTGGTGGTGCACCCCCCACGTCAGCGGCATCACGGCTGCGCTTGAGCAGGCCTATGACGCGCGTGAGCGGGCACTTGACCTGGCTGAAGAGGCTCGCGCGTTCGCGCTCGGCTACGACGCTGACGCACTGGTGCCGCAGTGGGAGACGGTCCTGGCTGAGATCATGGCTGGCTGGGAGTAATGCCCTGGTCGGAGACGGCCCGGCGGCCGTGGGTACTGTCCCGGCTGCGCGCCCGCTGCGACCTCGCCGCACTGCCGTCCGTGGTGGACGTGGGAGCCGGCGCCGGGACCGCGCGCACGTTCTACGGCCCGTCGATGCTCGCGGCCAGGTGGACGGCGATCGAAATCTGGGAGCCGTACGTGGCCCGGTTCGGCCTGGACCACACCTACGACCAGGTGATCACCGCCGACGTCCGCACCCTGGACCCGCTCCCGGAAGCTGAGCTGTACCTGTTCGGGGACGTCATGGAGCACATGCCCATGGCGGACGCGGTGAAAGTATGGGGCCGCGCCCGTACCGTCTGCCCGCTGCTGGTCCTCACGCTGCCGGTGCACCCGTACCCGCAAGGCGAATGTGAGGGCAACCCGCATGAGGCGCACGTCGCCCAGTGGACCGTGGCGGATGTGCTGGCCAGTTTCGCCGGGATCGTCGCGTTCACCGGGCCGCCAGCCTCACCGCCGGGCCTGACTGCCGGGGCGTTCATCGCGGAAGGCGACTGTGGCCAGGGTTTATGACACGTTCATGTTCACCGGCACCCCCGTTGAGCTGGACATGCTGCAATGCCGCCTCGTGGAACTCGAATGGGCGCCCATATACCGGCATGTGATCGTTGAGGCGGACATCACGCACCGCGGCGAGCTGAAGCCGCTGGTCTTCCCGGAGCACCGGGATCGGTTCGCGCGGTGGGCGGACCGGATCACCTATATCCCGGTCAGCGCCAGCGACCTGCCTTCGGTGGCGGACGCGCCGGACCCGTGGGAGCGTGAGCACGCGCAGCGTGAGCACACACGCGAAGGCCTCACCGATGCGGACCTTGATGACGTGGTGCTGCACGGGGATGTGGACGAGATCCCCGCGACGGGGGCTGTCTGGCGGGTGGCTAACGATCCATCACCGCCCCTGGTGTTCGAGCAGGCCCACTACATGTACGCGGCCGACTGGCAGTACCCGGGGCTCGTCTGGCCCGGGACGATCGCCGCCCGGGTGCGGGACGTGGCCGGGTTCCAGTGGCTCCGCGCGCAGCGGTGGGACCTGCCTCGCATCACGAATGCGGGCTGGCACCTGTCCTGGATGGGTGGCCTTGATGAGCAGCGCCGCAAACTCGGCCTGCACTGCCACTCAGAGATGACTCCCGCCGAGCATGACCGGATCGGCAGCGGCGCCGCCTACCGGGACGGGGCGCATCACGGCGGGGCGCAGATGATCCCCGTTGAGGTGGACGGGACGTGGCCATGGTGGATCGCCCAGCGTAAATGCCCCCCGTCATGGTTCCGGCCCCGGTGAAACCATCCGTCGTCTTCACGGTCAGCACCCGGCCCGGTTACCTCCGCCGGACACTGGAGTCCTGGGCACACGTCCGCAGCATCGATGGTGCACGCCTGGTGTTCCGCTGTGAACCCGGCTGCCCTGAAGCGGTGAGCCTGTGCCGGTCGGTGGATTTCGCGGAGGCCACGGTCACGGTCAACCCGCGCCGCTACGGGGTGCTGACGAACCCGTGGCACGCCTTCGAGGACGGCTTCAGTGCCGCCCGGTACGTGATCCTCGCCGAAGAGGACCTGATCGTCTCCGCTGACGTCCTCGAATACTTCACCTGGTGCGACCGGCGGTACCGGGATGACCCGGGCGTGCTCGGGATCACTACCCACCAGCATGACGCGCAGCCCGGCGGCCTCACCGGTATCGCTCCCGCACGCTGGGCCGGGGATGACCCGCCGCACCTGTGGGTGTGGGCGACATGGCGGGACCGGTGGCGGAAACTGCTCCGCAGCGACTGGGATTTCACCTACGCCTATCGCGGCTGGGACTGGCGCATCCGCGACCACTGGGTACTCGGCCATGGCATGCGGATCATGGCGCCGGCCATGGCCCGGTCACAGCACATCGGCGAGCACGGCGGCGTGCACTGCATGCCAGGCCAGTTCACGGCACTGGAGTCCCGCTGTTTCGCGGGTGACGTCCCCCCGCAGGACTACCGGGAGATGACATGACGGCCGGCAAGATCTGGTTCCTCGGCGAGAACGGCATGCTGCACGTCCACGACCTCCCACTCCCGCCCGGTGTCCAGCATCGCCTTGACCGCGGGGACCTCGTGCGCGCCCACGAGGACGGTACCCGCTGGACCGAACCCGCCGGCGAGGTAGAGGACGTACCGCCGCCAGATGCCCCGCCGCTGCCGAAACGCACCGCGAACCGGCAGGTGTGGACGGACTTCGCGATCTCGCAGGGGATGGACCGGGCGGCAGCGGCCAGCGCGACCAAAGCGGACCTGATCGCGACGTTCACCAGCAACCCGGACGGTGACTGAATGGCGCTCACGCTAACGCAGGTGGCGGTCACATCGGCCGCTACACAGCTCGTCACGGTATCCCCCGGCCAGACGGTCACATTGCTGGCCTCGGCATCATCGGCGGCCGGTACCGGCAACACGGTGACGACCAGCACAGGATTCACGCTGCCGGCGAACGTGCCCGTCACGTTCACGCTGCTGGACTACCTCGGGCAGTCGCCTGTGACGCTGTACGGGGTCACGGCCTCCACGGCAAATATCAGCGTCGCGGTCAGCAGCTAGCCAGGGGGTGCCGTGTCCTTCACGATCCTCGGCAGCCAGCAGTCCGACGTCCTCCAGAACGCCCAGATCACCCTCACCCAGCTTTTCGAGACCTACCCCGGCTCTGGTCAGGGCGGTATCGCGTCCGGGGTAACGATCGGGATCACCGCGGCACCCACAGCGGCCGGCGGGACAGGGACACCTCTCGCGCCCACCTCAACGGGTGTGGTCGCGCTCAGCTCGGGCCTGTACCAGTACACGTGGGCGTGCCCCGCGTCGCAGGCGACTGGGGACTACCTGGTCACCTGGACCGCCACCGTCGGCACCCGCACCGAAACGTACGTCCAGACGGTCACGGTCGCTGCGATGGCGTCCGGGTCACCCGCCCCGGGCCTGTACGCGACCGTCCCCCAGTACCAGGCATGGTCCGGGGACACTCTCACCCCCTACCAGATGGTGCAGGTCATGATCCAGCGGGCCAGTGAAGCCCTGGATCACTACCTCATCGGTGCCGTGTACGCGGTGAACGCGAACGGGATGCCCACCGACCCGATGCTGATTGACGTGCTGATGCGGGCTACCTGCGCGCAAACCCAGTTCATGCTGGCCGACAATGACCCCACGGGGATCAAGCGGCAGTACGTGTCAACCAGCATGGGCGGCGTGTCGCAGACCCGGGCCGCCGCGATGACGGCGATGACGTTCCCGCCGCTGGCACCACAGGCCGCCGCGATCCTCCACACGGCGGGCGTGCTGGGGAGTGCCGCCCTAATCAACTGGTGACGGGCGGGTAACTGACCGTGATGCATGTTGCGAATTGCCTGATCACAGTGATGCGCGGCACCGAAGCCAACGCCTATGGTGACCTGTCCGACGTCGGCACACCCCTCTACCAGCACATGCCCGCCGCAGTCACCGAGACCAGCAAGACCGTGTTCGACCCGGCCACCCAGCGCCCCCAGACGGTCCGGGCCAGCATGTGCGTGCTGCCCTCATGGGCGGATGTCCTCGACAGCGACACGATCCAGCGTGAGGACACCGGGGACTACTTCATGATCCAGTCCATTCAGCGGCAGCCGTCCCTGATCGGCGCCCCGGCGGACATGATCCTCACGCTCCGGTGGCGTTCCGGGGTCGGCGTGGGGTCGGACTAGGGCCGCATACCCAGTTCCCGCTCTAGTTCCCTGATGCGCTCATCCCGGGCTTCCAGGTCGGCGCGGATCTGCCTGTCGGTCTTCGGCAGTTTCCCCGTGACCGCCGCCACGACGAGAACAAGCGGCCAGAACAGCCCGGTGATGAATCCCATTATCCGGCCCTCTAGCAAGTCCCCGGCATCGGATGCCGCCTGGGTCCCGAACCAGATGGCAGCGCGCCGCGCCGCGATGACGACACCCGCAGCATAGACACCCAGGATGATCCAGACGGTCATGCGATCACCGTAGCGCTAGGCGGTGAACCGTGGCGGAAACCGGGGTCAGGGCGCACTGGCGGGCGCCGGACGCGGCCAGATGGGCCGCGTGGCCCTGATCACCTCATGCCACTGCTGCGGGACAGGCCGCCCGTGCCCGGCCAGTGTCACCGCGAGCCGTGCGCCCAGCCATGCCAGCCACCACAGGCCCAGCAGTTCCGCCGCCATGTACCAGAGGGCGATCTCACAGAAGGCGAGCCCGGACAGCCAGTACAGGGCGTGATGGAACCGCGGATGCTTCCAGTGGACATGCCGGACATTGATGGTGCGCGGCCGGGCCAACAGAAACGCGCAGAGCAGGAACATAACTTCCCCCTTTGTGGCGTTCACGGTACTCCGGCGGGCGGTGAGCTGTGGCCCGGACCGAAGTTGACAACGACTGGCAAGAGCAGGTCATGGCCGCCTGGGGCAAGTTCGCTGACGAGCGCCTCGGCCCCGACATCGCCCGCGACGCCAGGCGATACTGCCCGGAGGACACGGGCGCACTGAAGGACTCCATCGAGAACCACATGGAAGAGGACACGCTCATTGTGTCCGCGTCCGGTGGCGCGGGTGGCCGCATTTATGCCGCCTGGGTCGAGCTCGGCCATCGCGTGTACCACCCAAGCACGGGGATCGTGGGTCCTGAGGTTGTGCCGCCTGAGCCTTTCCTGCGGCCTGCGCTATTCCAGCAGCGCAGCGAATGAGCATCGCCGGGGAGTGAGCGTGACCATTCCCCTGCCGCTGCTCGCGACCTCGGAACTGGCGGCCGTCGCCTGGATCGGCTCCATCCCTGGCCTGTCCGCCCAGATGGTCGCAACCACCCTCCCGCCGGACGCGAACGCTGACGGCACCCCGGCGTCATGGCTGATAACCGGCTTTATCACCGTGGCCGTCGTCGGCGGTTCCCCGGACATCTACCTGCCGGTCAAGAAGCCCGTCATCCAGGTCGACTGCTGGGCCGCCCGGCCCGGCTCCAACAAGCCCCCATGGGGGCAGGCGAACGTGATCGCCGAGACGATCCGGTACGCCACGCTGCAGCGGACCGGGTTCAACCGCCCGCTCACCCTCGGCGCCAGCGGAGTCTCCTACCCGGGTGCTGTGGTCACCTCCGCATACTTCGCGACTGAGTTCCGGCGCCTGTACTCCGACGCAGCCGACTATGCCCGCTACCAGGCCGACATGGCCCTGTCGTGGCAGACGATCGGCGACACCATCGCTCACTAACTGGAGGGCCTGATGGCCGACAAGGTAAAAGTCCGGCTGACCCTGCAGCCCGGCGAGCCGTGGGAGGTCGACGAGGACGAGATCCCCGTCCTGCGCCACCAGGGCCTCCTCATCGAGGACGAACCCCCGCCGCCCGTGAAGGCACCCACGGCAAAGCCCGCCAAGCCTGAAGGAGCCTGACCCATGTCGCTGCTCACCCTCACCGCGACACCCACGCCGAAGACCGGGGCCAGCGCACCACTCAACCTGACCACCCTGATGGCTGCCGGGGTGCTCACCGGCAACACGGGCGTCTCGTTCAGCAACACCGGCAAGGAAGTCCTGTACTGCAACGTTGCCTCGGGTGGCTCAACGTGCAGCATCGCGATCGGGACCACCATCGAGGGGCAGGCTGTGGCGGCGCTCACCCCCACGCTGACGGCCTCCGCGATCAATGTCATCGGCCCGTTCCCGGCCGATGAGAACCAGGCGGGCGGCCTGATTCAGGTGACGTTCGGGACGGTCGCCAACGTGACCTGCGCGCTGCTCCAGTTCGTCGGCGTCAGCTAAACCACCTGCT